CTACAGTGGCAGCACGCAACATGGCAGAGGTCAAGCCTGAGCCAGTACAAGAAATCGAAACAAAATCAGAGGTAATAAACGAAAAGAACGAAGTACGTACCTTTGCTACAATAGCGGAACGACCCGCGAAACTTTTAAAGATTATGAATTTTAGAAACTCAACAGACGCGGCCCGCTATATCAGCCAACTAGAGGCAAAGCTTGCTAACGTCAACGACCTCGCAGAAACCGAGGAAAGAGCGCTCACTTCTGAGGAATTGGAAGAGACGCAAGATATTCACTCAAAGCTCGAAGCCGCTGAACAGCAGCGCGATGCATTGTCAAAAAACGAAGCACGCCTAAAGCGTCTTGCAGTTGCAGCCGATGCAGTTGTGCGAAGCGACAAGGAAGTTATTAAGGCCACAGCACAGTTTGACTTGGGCAAGGCTTTGCGCGAAGCAGCACAGGGCGGTGTCACAGGATTGGAAAAGGAAATTGCACAGGAAGCACGCAGCGAAGCATCAGCTTTAGGCCTAGGCTTGCGTGGTGACTTTGCTATTCCTCAGTCAATGCTAAACGAAGCGCGTAACGTGTACGGAGTTGATATTAATGCGGGTGGAGTAAATGACGCAGTGACAACAGTAGCCACCGAGGTGACTGCTTTGGTTGGCGCTTTGCGATCTAACTCTTTGCTTACTGCTACAGGTGCAACACAGCTCAATGGTTTTGTTGGCGATATTAAGATGCCTTCACTTCCAACCGATGCGGCTGAAGAGCCAGCTGAAGCGGCAGGACTTACAGGCAACACGGGTTCAATGGGTCAGCAGACTCTCAGCCCACAGCGTATTGCACAGCAAATGATTGTAACCAAGGAAGCTATCAACCAAACCAATGGCAACATGGCCGAGGTAATTGCAGCAGACTTTGGACGATCTATTGCTAACGTACAGGATAAGATTGCTTTAAACGCAATCCATGGTGTAGGTGGCGCGGCAGCTTTGGCGGGTCAAACCGGTGAGATGGTCAAGCGTGCGATGTCAGGTACTAATGACATTCCAATTATTGATGCGGATGACGTACGCGCTTTGTGGAGTACTATCACAGCAAACGGCGCAGAGAACAACACGCAGTTTGTAGCTCACCCGTCTGACTTTGCCTTTTTGATGGGAATACCAAACGTTTCTAACGTGAGCGCCTTGGTAGAAAACGGTCAGATGTTTGGTTACAATGTTTTGTCCAGCGGCTCAGTACCGTCAGTTGACGCAACACTAGTAACGGCCAATAATTTCTTGAGCGATGGCACAGCAGTAGCGTTTGGAGCTAATGGTTCTGCTTTACGATTCTTGTATTATGGGGACTGGTCGGATATGTTTTTCGCCAACTGGGGTGGCCTCGACGTAACGGTGGACCCATTTTCGGGGATTTCAGCAGGTACAGTGAAGATTGTGGTGGACACTTTTTTCGATGCTAAGGTGCGCCGATCAGGTTCACTTGGTTCAATGGTTTTCGCTCAGACAGTAATTGAAGGCGCGGACTCTTAAGACTTAAATACTTAATAGAAAGGGGAGGCTTCGGCTTCCTCTTTTTTTTGTCCGTATTTTAGCGACATGTACTATACCCTCGAAATTACAGGCACGGCATCAGAGGCTAGCATTGTAAGCACGGCAGACCTGAAAACCTTTTTGCGTGTTGATCACAGCGACGAAGACACATTAATTGAAGCGCTACGCAGCGCCGCCATTGAATACGTGCAGAACTATTGCAACCTGCAGCTAGGTGACTTGCCTGCTGTCATGTACTTAGATAATTTCTATGGTACGTGGGAGATACCCATTGGGCCTGTCGCTTCTATTATCAGCATCACATACAACCCCACGGCAAGCACGACTAGCACCTTGCCAACCAATCAATACTATGCCGACCTCAAGCGAAAGCCTGCACGGATTAGCATTGTATCGCCGCCAAGCGTTTACGAATACATCAGCAACGGCGTACAAGTGAACATGACACTAGGCTATGCAGAGGGCGAAATTCCTGACGGGTTACTGCACGCGGTGAAGTTATTGGTAGCGCACTATTATGAGAACCGCAATATTGTTGTAGTAGGTACGATAAGCAGCGAAGTGCCGAACCTTATCCACAGCTTACTGAATCCGTATCGCGTAATTTCTGACCGATGAGAATAGGACAAAGCGATAGGAGGATAACGATACAACGTTACACGACCAGCACCAACACTTACGGCGAGCGCGTGCAAAGTTATAGCACGCTAATAACGGTTTGGGCCGAACTGATGAAGAACGGCATCGGCATGACTGAGCGCATTGTAACGGATCAAGATATGCCTGTGCAGCGTGTGAAGTTTAAGATACGAAGCAGCGCTGCCAGCCGTGGAGTTAAGGCAGATGACCGCGTGCTGTACGATTCTAAGCATTACAACATTCAAGGCATTGAAGAAATAGGCCGTGACGACCAGCTTGTTTTGCTTTGTCAAATCTCAGGGACGTAATGGCGCAGCAGCATATCCACGCCAATACCACGCCGCTGGTTAAACAGTTTGAAGCTCTACGCAAAGAGGTGTCGGACTTAAAGGTACAGAAGCGAATACATCGCGCGGCAGGCCGTGAGATAAAAAAGGAGATGTTGTCTAACATACAAGACGCACGCGAAACCATACGCATACGCAGAGGCAAACAAGCCAAGTTAGATATAAAGCCGGGCACTATGCGCAGATCAATTAAGGTCTGGCTTATAGACAACCAGCACAGCACTTATTGGGTTGGGCCACGTGTAGGACGTAGAGCGCCCAAAGACGCTGATGCATGGTTTGCAAATATCGTAGAGGGCGATGACCAATTCATAAAAGGCAACAACAGAAACAAAGGCGTGTTTTTTAAGTCAATCAGTGAAGCAGCACCAAAGGCATATCAGTTGATGAAAAAGAAATATGACTTTCAGATTAGAAAGGTTGCACGTAAAAAAAATAAGTGATGAACGTAGGTAAAGCAGTATATGGTATTTTGAGCAGCACAAGTGCTGTTACTGATATAGTCAGCACCAACATATTCCCTGAGATTGCAGAGCAAGAAACAGCCACGCCGTTTATTGTTTATCAATTGCAGGGCGTTGCACCTGAAGACACGCACGACGGCCCGTCCAAGTTGGATGAGGTGCGCATGGAAATTATTTGTTTTTCTGACAGCTATAACGGTGCAGCCGACTTAGCCGACAAAGTGCGCGGTGCATTAGATCGCGTGAGCGGTACATACAACGGTGTCAACGTCGAGTCTGTACAGTTCAACAACGTTGATATAGAAATAGAATACGACCCGCGCCGCTACTCACAGGTCACGACATATACCTTTCGCATTAAGCGTGATAACATAACCATTGCAGCAGGCACGCCAGTTACAGGCGCAAAGCTAGGCGATCTATCCGACGTTGATGTTGCAGGCGTAAGCGATGGCCAGTTTATTAAGTACGTAGCAGCACAACAGGAATGGCAAGCGGCTGACAGTGCGGGCGGCGTGACATCATTAGCGGCTTTGACTGATGTAGATTTAACAGGATTAGGAAACACATCAGTTATAAATTACAACAGCGCGACGGGCAAGTGGCAACCTGTTGATCATCTCGGCGTGCTTTACACCAATCTAAAAACAGGGGTAAGCACTACAATCAACGACGGCGCAAATACCAACAGCGCATTAGAGTTGAGTGCGACAACGGCCAAACTCAAGACGGGCATAAGCGAAATACTTATAACAGAGACTAGTCCGGGAGATATTGATTTTATAGTAGCGACAGACGGCAGCGGCACGACTGCATACACAGCGCTGAATATTGACGGATCAATATCAGCCAATGAAGCTGTTTTCAATATACCTGTTGGCACGCAACTGCATATTAAGAGCGCTACGCATTACGCTTACCTTAGATACTCAGGCGGTGCTAACGCCTCGTTGAGTTTACCAACAAGCTCAGGCACGATTGCAAGACTAGCAGACATTGCACTTGACTCAGCCGTAGCTGCGAACACAGCAAAGACAGGGATAACGTCAGGGCAAGCCTCGGCGATTACTGCAAACACTGCAAAGATAAGTTACACTGATGCCAGTGCAGTAGCTGCAAACACGGCCAAGACGGGCATAACCAGCCAACAAGCATCAGACATTACAGCGAACAATGCAAAAGTTAGTTACACCGATGCAAGCGCAGTGGCTGCAAATACTGCAAAGGTTGGCATCAGTACACAGCAAGCTTCAGACATAACTACAAACAATGCAAAGACAGGCATAACATCACAACAGGCCAGCGATATAACGAGCAACAACGCTAAGGTCGGAGGTATCGCGGGAGGAACAACAGGGCAAGCTTTAGTTAAAAGCAGCGGCACGGATTACGCAACGCAATGGGCAAACGTTTTAGATACAAACTTATCGAACACTAACCTAACCCTTAATGCTGACCGCACGGTAGACACGGACGGCAACACATTGACTTTTGATCCGAACGGGGGTTCAGTCAGATTGTTAGAAAGTGGTGCTTCGACACCATACATAAATTGCGAACAAGGTAATTTGCAATTAAACGGTTTGTCGTTTCCTAATTCAGATGGTACGAGCGGGCAAGTATTGCAAACAAACGGATCAGGATCATTATCATTTATTAATGTAAGCAGCGGCACGACTTTCGATTACGCTCGCGCGATTATGAGCGCATCGGTTTTAAAAGATGGAGCAAGTGAACAGGACTTTGATAGCGCAACGGCTCAAAAAGTAAAGTTTGACACAAGCGCAGACACGGAAGGCACAGGTATCACAATTGACACAACTAACAATCGCATCACGGTTAGTGCTGCGGGTTACTATCAATTGACCAGTAACATAACATTTAATGCAAGCGCAACAAGAACAACGCCAGCAACGTTCTTTAAAAAGAACGGCAGCACTGATTTACTTGGCGAGGGTTACGGATATATCAGAAACACAGGCGGGCAAAATGACAACAATAATTTAGTTACCTGCATTGTTGAGTTGCAAGCCAACGATTATGTTGAAGTCTTTTCGTTTGATTCGAGTACAGTCGGCGGGAGTTGCTTTGCAACACAGGCATTTTTTGAGGTAAGTTCAACAGGTGGGGCAACAGGTGCAACAGGAGCGCAAGGTGCGAGCGGCACGACTTACGATGTTGTTACGTTGACAGGTTCAACGACTCTTTCTAGCGCACACACAACAAAATATCTCGTTGTTAACAGTGCGACAGCAGTAAATATTACCGTACCAGCGTCTGCATCTTATGACACTTACGCAGAGTTTGTTATTGAGCAACGCGGCTCGGGTGCTGTCACGGTAGTAGCAGCGTCGGGTGTAACAATCAATACTTCAGAAACATTAGTTTCGGGCGGTCGATATGCTGTCATGGGATTAAAGAGAACCGCGTCAAATGTTTACACGTTGACGGGAGAAAGACAAGCAAGCTGATGGGAAATTTTTATCAAGCCGTGTCATCAAATAAAGCTGTTAGCGGCTTATTACTGGACATATATACGAATTCATCGGTAGCCTATTCACTGCGCAAAGTACGTACAGGGTATACAGGCGATTGCATCGAGGTATACAACGGCACTTCTTACGCTGATATAGGATTCAACACCAGCAACGTTTTAGATTTAACTGCGTTGGCTAATCATTGCGGATCAAATGATGGGTTTGTATCTAAGTGGTATTCACAAAGTTCATCTTCGAATACGGCCTTTCAGACAGACACCGCTTTCATGCCCAAAATTTACGATGGCACAACTCAAGCCGTTTTAACTCAAGGCGGTAAGCCTGTTATTAAATATGTTTTGCCCGATGGTGCTTCAGCTAGTTCGCACTTTGACGTAACAAATGCAGTCACTGACAGCGCAGCGCATTTCTTTAACGTCACGGGCATTGACAATGAAAACCAAAGCAGGAAAGTTTGGAGAGGTAGTTTATTACATTACGTAACATTTTTAAGCAACAGCGGAAACGCACGTGTTGGCACTAGCTTATTTATCAACGGAGCTTCAAGCACCGTAACCGCTAAAAATGCCTTTTACAACGCTATTTACCCGTTTGCGGCATACAACTCGATTCAAGATTTAAGTAGTGCGACGGCAACCTCAGAAGTTTTGGGCGGTGACAGAATGCACCATATGCAAGAAGTTATAATTTTCAATGCCGATATGAGTAGCAACCGAGCAGATATTGAAAACAGAATCAATGCCTTTTACAGCATATACTAAACCATGCAACCCCGGTTTTTTAGATGAAGGCAAAATTGATTAACTTGCACCTATGAAAGTAACATTGTTAAAGGCGTGCAAGCTAGAAGGCAACAGCTGGAAGAAAGGCGATCAACCGAGCGTGCATCCGTTATTTGCAAATGAGCTGGCTGCAAAGGGTTATATTGCGGCTGAAAACGATATTGAATTAAAAGAAAAAGACCAAGATGGCGATATTTAACGGCACAGATTTAGGCGTGTACATTGATCAAGTACTAATTGCGGCTGCAACAGATGTATCTTTGACTTTAAACGCTGAGACTATTGACATAACAACCAAAGACAGCGCGGCATTCCGTGAGCTTTTGCCCGGCGTTCGAAGCGGCAGCATCAGCGTCAGCGGTTTGATTGATTATGTAGACGCTGCGAACAAAGACACTTTGAATCTTTATGACGCTTGGGAGAACAGGTCCGTACTAGCCTTAAAGTTTAGCAAGGCAACACTGGCAACTGGAGAAGCTAGCTTTTCTGCTAATGCTTTTATTACTAGCCTTGAGCAGTCAGGCGGCACAGAAGATACAGCAAGCTACTCAGCGACATTTGAGTTGACTGGTACAATTGATGAAACAGTTGCATGATAGAACTTAACGGTACGGAATACCCAGTACGCTACTCAATGAAGGCGCTGAAGAAATTTGAACGCAAGTCAAAAGTGAATGTGTTTAGTTTGTCCGATCCGTCTAAGTTGTCTGCTGATGCTTGCGCATTCCTGTGCTTTGTCGGCGTAGAATGCGGCTGCGACTTTGAAGGCATTGACTTCGATATGGAGTTAAATGAGTTCGAAGACCATATTACACTAGCGCACGTCACACAATGCTTTGACGTACTCGGTGAATATAGCAGCGAAAAAAAAGCATAGACGGCACTGACCAGCCTATTGGTTGGGCCGATGTTATTAAGATGGGGATGGGCATATTGCGCCTG